CCTTTCCACATTTCAGACATTTAGCACCTGGCAGGATATTCCAATAGCATTTTCCGCCATTGTGTTTGCAGCTTTTCTGCTTCTGCTTTATTTTTTGTAGGTTAGTCATGTTAGTTAATTATATCTTAATCATTGAATGTATAAAAACAACGTGGATTTTTATATGTTGTAGGTTGGTCATAGTAGTTTTATATCTGATTTTACTTCATTACCCCAAACATCCCAACCATCTCTTTTTGTGCGGGCAAATAATTCCAGCTTGTTGGTATTGGGATACATCCTTTCAATAATCTGATAAGCGATTTCTGGTTTTTGAGAATGTCTTTTTACTTGCTCCGTGAATACAGAATGTATTTTTCCCCTTTCAGATTCTGCTATCTTTATGAGTGTTGGTGTATAGAACCATAAAAGATATTCGTGTCCGAAGCGGATTGTAAAGGCCGCAGGGATTCCTGTAACTTTATTCCAAATCATTCGAGCATGGAGCTTGTAGCCTTTTGAAGTCATCATTTCCTCTGTCTCATGTAAATACTTATCAATAGTCCATACAAAGAAACAATGAGGACTATCAGCATATAGTAATCTTACTTTGAACAAAATGTCTTTTATTTCTTCCAAAGAAATTACAGGATAGTCCAATTCCTCACCTGATGAGTTTTTTCGGACAGATTTCTTTCCACCTTTTGATTGTTGCCATGGCGGGTCGGCATAAATTATTTGATATTTTTTCATAGTATTTTTTTATATTTCTTTACAAATAATTTTATACAATCCTTTTCTTGTTCCATGCTTAATCCAGCAAAAAAATCATTCCATAACAAATCCACATTCTTTTTACCCCAATAGAAATGGATATATTCGTCTTTTCCTTTTTTACTATTTAATTCTTTTTTCATTTCCTTAATTCCTTAATTTTATCTTGTAATAGGGAGATGGCGAGGTCGAGGGCGGAGTTGAAGCCATCTAAAAACATCTTCTTTTCATACACGGTCAAGTTTACTTTTTCGGAAATAATGAAAGGAAATCCATACAATTTATTATCTTTCTTCCCCTCCAACTCCCGTATATCCTCTTCATAGTGCTCGATGAGGCAGGTGGTGAGGAAGGATTTGATTTCAACCGCAAACCCTTTCCAATAGTTTGTGGTTTCGTTGACTCCAAACTTTTCATCAAATAATTCTCTTTGTTTTTGTATGAGGGTGGGCATGGGATTATTTTAATTACAACACATTGGGCATTTATTCCAACATTCAGGACAATAATCACAATGGATATTTCTTTCGCACTTTTTCATTGGGGCAGTATGAGGAACCTTTTCTTCCATTTCTTCGTGTGCAGGATTACACCCGTCTCCGACGAAATGTGTTTGACCTTCTTTTGTGTCTTTAAATGGCATGTTTTTATTTATTAACTAACTCAATTTCAAATTTATCCTGTAATTTCATCACAACACTTCCGAAAGCGGGCGATTTCCCTTTCTTGCCCAATCCACTTTCAAAGTTTATCCGACCATTTGGAACGAATATCTTGCCCCCCCCTACAGAGTTGTGAAATCTTGCTGTCGTTATAAACTCAATAGGAAAAAGGATATATATTTCATTCTTTGCCAGTAAGTAAGTCTCCCATGCTTTCTGAATGAACTCATGTTTCCTTGTGAAAGGAGGGTTTATCCATATCCGTTTGTATTGTCGCCAATCTTTTTTAAGGCCATCAGTTTCAATCGTATCGTAATTTACAATTCCAAACTCTTGTGCCTTTTCTTTCGTGGTTGCAGGATCATAATCAAAATGACCAAAACGGGCAACAAACTCTTTCGGAGTGTAGTATTCATTATCCTTTGTGAATTGTACTTGTGATTTTGCCATATATGCTTGGTGTCCTGCCATGTTTTTATTTATTAACTTATATTCAAGGACAGAGTGGTGAAAATGATGGAGCGAATCGACTATTATCCATCCTTTCTATCAACCCTTTCTCAGAGGCGCGCGATGTTGACGTGTCGCTATTTTCACCTTTCTATCCTCGATATTTTGAAATGAGCTTGTCTCTCCCGAAGTTCTATTGTTGTAATCTTCTTGTCACGGGAGGGGGTTATTCATTAGCGAGTTTTATTGTTTTAGTGGATTTTTGCGAGCTTCTTCTTCACTAAGAAAGATACGAGTTCCTATATCACTGTATCTGAACCCAGTGCTAAACCAATAACCACCTTTTTCTATTACTTTTAATCTAAGCGACCTTTTATTTGTTCCATCTACGACTTCATACTCCGCAATTCTAAAATTGTTCCACTTTTTACCCTCCTCATCCCAGCCAAGACAAGCGTAAAGTTTTTGACCGATTTGTAACTTAGGGCGTACCATTTTACCCTCAATCTTTGCCTTAAAATCTTCAAGGGCATTATAAACAAGCTGTGCTTCCATAGGAGTAAAGCCTTCTTGTGTTCCATGAAGCTGTTGCTCAATCTCTTTGACTGTCTCTCTGATGATGTTTTTCATACATTTTTATTATTTAATCTGGTAATACCTATATGGTTTGTTTAGTTTTTTCATTGTAGTTTATTTTTAGCTTCATTAAGGAATGAGTGGAGATCGGAGAGGACTTCTTTGTGTTCCTTGTGTGTTTCAAAACATTGTTCAAAACCTTCAGGACATTTTTCCTTCATCTGTTCCGCCCATTCATCTATGGCTTGGATGATAGAGAGTTGAGAGGAGAGGAAAAGCTCTTTTATGGCATTGAACATTGGTGCATGATGAATGTGTGTCCCATATTTCAAGGTAAGAAACTTTGCTAGTTCAGAGTTTTCTCCAAACTTCTCATCAAACGATTCCATATTCTTTTGTATTATGTTGTGAAGATTTTTCATTTTAGTTATTTTTTTGGTTTGGGAGTGGCTCATGTTAGTTGCCAGTTATTTCTATACGATTAAGTTCTTCAAGCTGAATCATTTTGGCAATTTCAATTTGTGCGCCGATTCCTAAATCATGTTTGGCCGCCACATCACTTGTCGAAATGATGACATCTGCTCGGTAAAGGTATTCTGATACTTTTTTATCTACTGTGTTCATTTTAGTATTACTTTATTGTTAGTAGTAAGCGGGACACCCCGTCTCATCTGCGACCTTTTGCGCCTCTGCCTTCGATGATGCTTGTCCGACGCCACAATTTTGTGGCAGAGATATTCCTTTAGGCAATGCGACGTTGTACTTCATGTCAGAAGTGAATGAGGATTGATGATATAGATTTATCGCGATTGTCGTCGATACTACGAATCCCACTGGTATGACGAGATAGAATATGACTATCAAGCCTATCATTACGATGTCTTGGATGGCTTCTATTGATTTCATTTTAAAGTCGAGCATGGTTAGTTTAGTGTTAAGCTAGGATATTTAATTTTAAATGGCTCTGAACTGACTACTTGTACTAATATATTGCTGTGCTTATCTATCCCTACGATCTCCACTTCACACTTCACTTTCTCGTATCGACCATTCGAGAAACGCCGGAAGTCATATCTCCCTATCTTGCCGAATAAGTCTTGTGCTTCTGTTATTGTTAATTCTTTCATGTGTTTAATGTATCATATAGTATAACTATATCAAGTAAGGGGTGTGGATAACTCTTGGAGTATCTTTTCATATTTTGGAATGAGGGTTAGGTAGTGGTCGTATGCTTTAACTAGCACTTGCCTGTCTTTTTGAAGCTCGTCCATTTTTTCTTGGCCGATTTCCTTTAACATCCTTTCGTAAAACACTGCGCCATTTCCGCCCAGATTTATGTTGCAATGATAGCAAGAGGGTCGTAGGACTCGTAAGTCGTATTTGAGGTATGCACCAAGAGAAGCCTTCGGCCAAAGATGACTTGTTTGCCAATTCGAACCTCCAAGACCCATTCGACCACAGGTATAGCACACATTCGGGTACTTCTTTCTGATAATCTCTCGGCACAACTCCCAAATCTTTCTCTGAATGACGGAGATTTTTTGTTTGCTTTGCTTTTTTAGTCTTGTTTGTTTGATATTTAATCATAGCATTTTTGTTTGTAACAAACGAACCGACCTTTTCCATTGACCGATGAGTATATTTTTTCCAACACTCCATCATTCGCCATTTCTCTCAAACGTCTTTCTACTTGGCTTTCTTTCGTTCCCGTCATCTCATGTATCTTGCGGGCGATCGTTCCAGCAAAGACAAAAGCATTGTTATGTTCGGTCTCAAGATATTTCACTATTTCATAACGTGTTGAGTTTTTCATTTTAGTTTTATTTAATAAAAGTAATCCAATGTGTTTGCATTTTCTTTCCACTTTTATGTCCAAATAGAGGTTTCTGGTCAGTAAGTTTAAGTATTTCTTTTACAGAAAATCGTACCTCATTCCATTTGAATATAAGTGTACCATTCGGTTTTAATACACGGAAACATTCTGAAAATCCTTTTCGTATCTCTTCCCTCCAATCACCTCGTAATGCCCCATATCTTTTTGTTATTTCACCATCAGTGTCCTGTGCTATATGTGGTGGGTCAAAGACAACGAGATAGAATGAATTATCTGCTTGCTTTATATCGGTAAAATCTCCAATAATATCTGGGTTAATAGACATTTCTTTATATCCCGACGGATAATCATTTTTATGTGTCTCCCGTCGTTTATCCAAATATAATGCTCTTTCATCATGCTTATCGAACCACATTCCTTTTGGGCCACAACAGACATCTAATACTTTTGGTTTATTATAGTATTGACAATCATCCAAGTGAAATCCATTTATATGTCCACACTCTGCACATGTGTTATTTTCCATATTCTTTTGTATTATGTCGTGAAGATTTTTCATTTTAGAAAATTGGATTATAAGTTTCTTTAGGATAATCAATAGGCTTTTCTTCGACCTTTTCTTCGTGAGGAAATGGGACATAAATACCATCACATTTTTGTCCGAGAAATCTATTAAGATGTTCCCATATCTCATCTATTTCTTTTGTCTTATCAAGTTGCGTAGTACTTTTTTTACCAGTTAAGGCTTCTTGAACGCTTTTCCATAGAATGTCTTTCACTCGATAGGTATTCCAGTCAAGGTCGATTGTCTTTTTTAATACCTCTTGAACAGTCAAACCCTTTTCATTCAATTCTTTAGCCACTTGACTACACCAAGAATGGAGAGAATTATTCTGCTTCTCTGTTCTCAACCCCGTAACCCTTTGTATCCGTATATCCTTTCCTTCGTTCTGTTCAAGAAAAGTGGCGTACTCTTTCCTGTTTGAAGGAACGATGCACATATCCTTTATACGGGCATATAGGAGTTTTATAGTATCAGACATGATAAGTATCGAGTGAGTGGTTAAACATGCCTCTACGGGGCTTGTAGAGGCTCACAGGACTAGTTAAATGGTATATCATCGACTGATATATCGGTTTTAACCGTATTTCCTGTCATTTTTGAATATTCAGGTGAAGCAACTATCTTCTCCTTGAGGAACTTTGGAAGTGCATCAAATATCTCCTTATCCCACTTTTCAAAACTCAAAACTTTTGAAGGATTGACTTGTGGAGGACAGGCAAGACCTTTGAGGAGAGGGGAGATCGCTCCAATGTTGGCGTAAGTGTTTCCATCTTTTTCCGTGTGAACGACTGTGAGCTGGCAAGGGAGACCAATAAGCTCATCGTGGTCGAATGAGTAGGCTTCTTCATCTTTCAAAGCTACTCCCAAGATTGCTTCGGTGATAGGGCGCAACTTCGCTTTCTTTCCCATCATGTGGGAATAAGTGTTCGAGATGACAAACGGCTTCTTCGATTCGCCTTCCTTGAACTCATATAGTTCCGTTGGAAGCTCGAAAGAAATGTTTATTTGCGGAGTATCCTTTTCCATTCCCTGCCATGAAGTCTTCTGTGTGCCGAGATCGATGATTGATACTACTCGAGCAATGAAGGTTCCTGCTGGAGCTAATGGATATTCTTTTTTGGTGTATGGCGCTTTAGACATTATTTTATTTGATTATTTTATTCCAGTAATTATTGCAGAATCTGAACCTGAACATTTCCATAATGGCATCATCCACATTCCTTCTGCGAATTGGATGGTTATTTGTTTGCTGTTCTGCTGGTCTGCTTGCAATTCAGAAACCAAATTTGAATCAGCAACACAATACTCATCTTCCTGAGTTGATGTGGTATTTGTCTTGAAATACACATCCCATGTCTTCCATATAATACCTGTCTGTTGGGTTGCGGTAACATATCCTGTATGTTCACCGCTTGTTGATGTTAATGTGAATCCACTAATCATGGTAAGTGGAATAAAAACTATTATCATTAATATCCCCAATACGATTACAATTGAAACTAACCATTCTATTAAAGTCATTTTATTATTTAATTATTCTTGATAAGTTTTCGGTTCATTTCCCTCGTCACCTAACATGTAATCTGCCCCGAAGCCTATGATAGCCTCTACCTGCTGATTCAAGCTCTCGGAAGGCTTCATCTGCATGGTATCTATCCAACCCCTGATGATGCGGCCTGCATTGTTCATCGAGGAAGGATATAGCTCGCTGATTGTTTGGTTAATCGTTTTCATGTTGTTGCGTGGTCATAACAAGCATCACAGAGGGTTAAACTTTCATCTCCTGCATGTATGTCATGTTCGTCTCCTTCTGAAACAGGCTCTCCACAATAATCGCAATGGCCAGTTATCTTTACCCACTCACCATCGACTTCCATAAGTCCATTTGCTTTAGCTGCTGCTATTTCTGCTTCTGGTATTGTGCTCATTTTTTTATAATAGTTAGCTTGTCTAAAATATCTAGGGACTCTTTGAACCCTAAAGCATCGACCATGTCATCGCCCATTGTAGTATTTTCTGCGTCTTGAATGGCGTTGATTATTTTCAAGGATAACTCTCTGGCAAACATTCCGTCATATTGAGGTTTCAGATTGCAATACTTCATAAGTAATTCGGTACATGCTTCTATCTTTTTACTTACGATTGCACTTACTAAATTTCCTTTTATTTCTTCAATCGTTTTCATGTTTGATTGCTTTTAAGTGATAAAAGTAGGCTTTTTTCGAGAGGAAATTCAGATCGTGAGCTATGCACTTATGATTATTTTCCTCAAGGAATGGTATGTGGTGATACTTACATTGCGTTTCATGCTTTTTCAATTCTGCTACGGTGTTATATGACATTTTAGAAATCGTTATGAGTAAATTCTACCGGACTCCTCTCGCTATCGACCTTTTGCTGATACTCCTTATCGTCTTCGTAAGGGAAGATGTTTTTAGAAGCCTCAAACTTCTCTCGTCCAGTAGGGTGTGAGTATCCATATCCCCTAGGGTCTCCATAAAGAATGGAATTGGTTATTCTATCCGCTGGTGTTAGTTTAGCTTCCATGTTAGTGATTTTATAATGATTTTATTAGGATATAAAGCACAATCAATGCGACTGGAATGATTGCGAGCCATACTTTGTCCTCGGTGGACATAGGTGGCTCTTGATATGGCTGTTCTATTTCGTTGAAGAAGTTTGTCATGTTATTTGTTCCATGTAGATTTTGAGCTATCCCAAGGCGAATCACCGTAATTATTATATATCCACAATGCCATGTCTTTATTGCCTTGCTCTGTGTATATATCATAACCTAATTTGCGTGCTTTATCATTCCAAATAGGCTCATTTATTTGGCAATATCCTATATCGCTTGGATTGACTTTGCCGCGCAATACATTGCCATTTGAATCGAATTGACGCAACCCGCTCTCTGCTTTGCATATTTTAAGCAACATTGCCGGTGTTGAGGTAGATTGCATATAGATGATTTTAGTATCTGCCGTCGTCATTTTTGTCATAGTGCCTCCAACATATGCCCAGCCGATCGCCGTGAATATTCCCCCTATGACGATTGTGCGCTTTGCATACTTCTCGAACTTCCTGCAAAACCTCTGCCACTTGGTGAGATGACCGACATAGAACTTTGTAACAAATTGGTTCCCGTAAAAAATCTTTGTATATTTCATTTTATTTATTTTGTTAAGTTCGACCTATTTCATCAGATTGAGGTTGCTACTTATGTTCGCAATATCTTTCTGGTGTTAGCCTCCTTGGAGAAAGCCGTGGTACTTATAACTATCGAGAAGGAAAGCCCGCGCTGTCCTATCGTTGTTATGTTCGCCCGACTTTCTTCAAAGAGGCTAGTATGAGTATAGTATAACTATATGTAGATTGCAATGGGGTACCTGTGGATAACTTTACGAGCTATTTAATGGCTTATCCAATAGCTTTTTTCGTGCCCAATACTTTGTTATTATTTTAGAACGCCTTCAGAAGCTCTTTTCATGACGTCTGACATCCTTGTTTTCTTTCGTCCTCTTGCAAATGGTTTCGTATGTATCGTGACAGATGGAACACTCATCTCCTTTAGAGATGATGAACCAGCATGTGCAGATGAAGTTTAAAGGTTGTCTCATTTTGTTTTATAAATAAATAAGCTGGTAAAGTTTCTGGCATGTTTGCATTGATTGAAAAGGATGTGAATGGCTGTCCTATCTTCCTTGAAAGGTGCAATCCTCAAAGCTATGAAAGAAGGTTTCAAAGAAGGCATCTCATCTTGAAACATCTTTATCGTAGACTTCCATTCGCTAGCACCTTTTGATTCTTTAATCACAGGCATTGATACGCTGATATGGCTTATATTCGTATTTATATATTCGTTCATTTTAATAATCTTGTAATAGCTCCTCTATTCTCCCATACCCTCACAGGCTGGCAGACGGGAGCTTTCGGTTGATGATGTGCTCATGGGAGGCCATGTTGTTAGGAGTAAACATTGCATGGACTTTTAGAACACACCATATTGCAGTTTGGTTTATAGAGCGTTTGAACTGAAAGCTCTGTCCTTGTGGGACACCGAAAGGATTTTATAAACGCAAAAATCGCCTTGCGGCGACTTCTACGGCATCATGTGGATGATAACGTTCAAGGAACGAAATGTTGCACCCTGTGCGCTATCATTCACATATTCTTTTGTTGAATTATCATTCCACATGTAATCCTAGTTTATAGTCTTTTGATTGTAAAGTAAAGATGTGTGGTGTGGATAACTTTCCTCGGTGTCAATAGACTATTTTAGAGTAAGGCAAAAGCCGCTTTTTAGGGCGGCTCCTTGTACTCCACACAGGAGTCTTTTTATTATATCTTAGTTTCAACAGTTACGATAGTGTCATTATGGTCGCCGCCGTGAGGAACGAGAAGTATTCTTTCCATTCTAAAGCCCCTAGACTTACCTAATCCCATTGAACTCCAACCAAAGCATATTACTTTTCCGCCCTTCTTACATATTCTAGCGGTCTCATCTTTAATTGCGGCTGTCCAACCCGATGAAGTATGCCAACCTGTTACTATCATTCCCTTAGCTTTGTAATGTTCTGATATTTGTCTTTTTGAATATGGCGGGTCAAGTAAAATACCATCAGCTTCTTTATGTCTTTTGAGCCAATCAATTGCATCTTCGTGGTCTTGAGCATTTTCTTCTTCATTCAAATCGTTACGATATTGTGCTGGACTGTTACTGCCAGAAAAAGGGTCAAGCCAAATCTCCTTATTTGTGTTTATTTCTTCTTTCAATAATTCAGCAATGGGCTTTATTATAAAAGTCTGTGCTGAAGGCATTGCCCATTTTCTTTCTATTTTCATTTTCGTGTCATTTTAACTTCTAAATATCCCTCTTTTCCAATTCTAAAATAGACATTATGTATCAATCCACAATCACAACATTTCCATAGCATGTGTTTCTTTTGTGGTACCCATTCTCCTGATTTTGCTTTTTTGTATTTACTCATTTAATTCTATGGCTAACAAGATTTTTCAAAACAGGGTCTTTCAGGATTTCTTTCTGTACTTCTACTGGGTCAGTAATCCAATTCTTTTCATCACATTTAGCACATAATTCAATGCCCTCATATTTAGGGTCAATTTCCTTACCACATTCTTCACATTTATATGTATTCATAATTGAAATGGATAAAATGATGTGGGCAAACCCAAGTGACAAAACAAAAGAATACCCACATCAGTTTACCAACTTCATTTTCGTAATCCTATCCTCAACACATTCTCCAATTAATCTTGCATGTATGAATACTAGCACACACAATAACTATCGCCTGTGGATAACTTTATGCTATACTATTCCTGTCTAGGTATTTTCTATCACTTTATTCCTAGACACTTTACATAGAATCGACCCTATGTAGCAGAAAGCCATGTTCGATTCGCCTCGTAGCATGGCTTTTTGTTTTATACAACACAAAAGCCCTTCGATATTAGGGCTTCTGGTTTAAGTCTATAGAATAGCCAATATAAAGGCATGGCCATGCCAACAGCATCCATTAAGGAATCAATGACATATACTAGCAAATTGTCAATATAGTTGCAAGTATTTTAACAAGTGGTATAATTATCATACGGAACGCTATAACTAATAATTTTAATAAAATGGCAGGTTCAAAAACAGGTTCACTCAAGAAGAAACTAGGTCTCAAGGGTAAAACAAAGCCAGGTGAGATGATTTCGGCTATGAATAAAATAAAGAAGACAGGTAAATTTCATGGTAAGAGCAATAAACTTGGATGGGGTGGTCGAGCAGCACAACTCAAAGCAAAAGGTGTGCCTGGAGGAGTTATTGGAAATTTGGCTAGAGCTGCCCATGCCGCTCCTGGTCAGGCAAATTTTCACAAGAAATAACATGAAATGTAAAAGTTGTGGTAAAATACTACCAAAGGATTGCGACGAGGAAACTTGTTGCGATTGTGTGAAAGAGATAGAATTATTAACTGTAATTTGAATTAGTAAATACATAACCTAATTCAACAATAAATTGGCATCAGGAACCACCCGCCTCGCATTGGCAAGAATGCAATTAGAAGGAAAACAAAACGGACAGCATGAATATATGCAAGAAATCACGCTTGAAAAAAGCAGGAATCTGAAGAAAGACGGTACATTGGGAAAAGGAAATAAAATCCCTCTTAAAAATCCTTCAGTGCATAATCATTCAAAATAGTTAAATGGACAAGAACGCTATCATAGGGTATTGGGAACATAAATCTAGCGGTTGCTACATGTACCGCATAAAACAACCTATGGAAATGTTGGATAGGAATAGAGTAAAAACCCACGCTATTCATTTGAATGAAGATGTAGACGATATAGAACTGTATAAGTCCTTTCAGTTTTATGGTGCGACACCCTTTTCAATGGAAAGGGTATTTAAGTATATGAAAGAAAATGGAAAGAAGATTGTTTATGATATGGATGACGCGTTAGAACTTATAGAACCAACCAATCCATTTTATTATTCAGTTAAAAAAGATAAATCATCTCAACTATTAGCTTTACAATATGCAGACCACATCACGGTAAGCACGCCAGAGTTTATTCCCTATCTCAAAAACAAAACAACCGCACCCATTACCGTCATTCCTAATTGCTATGTACCAAGCGAATGGACATATCCAAGACCCACGCGAGAAGGATTTAGGATAGGATTCTCCGGATCTGCTACTCATGTAGAAGATTTGATAGAAATTATCCCTGTCATACAGCGATTACAGAAAAAATACGATATTAAGTTCCTCATAATGGGATTTGGACAATCTGATTATCAATCTTGGTATAAGGATTTCAGATATTCCGCACCCGAAGAAGCCACCAAGAAACTAGAAGAATTAGACAAACTGCTTGCAGGAATACAATTTGAGTGGATTCCCTATGTGGATTACACGATATACCCCTCTACCTTGATAAATATGGCACTTGATATCGGACTATGCCCTTTGAAAGATACGCCCTTTAATCGTCATCGTAGCGCGTGTAAAGCCATGGAATACACCCTGTCAGGTGCTTTAGCCCTCGCTGGAGATGTTATAGCATATCAAAATGAGCCAACCTCGGTTTTAACCGAAGAGTGGGAGACTGATATTGAATACTTCATAAATAACCCCGATAGATTAAAAGCTACTAGAGAAACTCATTTGGATTGGATTAAAGAAAATCGTGATATAATAACTCAATTAGAGCCACTAAAGAAAATATACTTAACTTGATTTACCAATGTTTTACATGTCGTCAAGAAGTACATCAAATCTATCTGAGTGAGGATAGGAAGAAATGGGTATGTTCTAAATGTAGATATAAGTCTATGAAGCCAGCGACCCCGAAGTCTTCGGATGCTCAATCCTCCACTTCTCCCAAGCCAATCTCCTCGCATCATGCGCGGGCTTGAGCATTTCTTTTACCTGTTCTTTGGTATATTTCTTTGACCGAGCCAACCCTCCCAATTTTCCTAGCGACTGCGCGTGTTTGTTTTTCATATTTGTTTTATTGAGGTCTGCGATAGTCGGCTTACTTACAGCGACCCCGTGTTTATAATTTACTAATACTGCTAGCGACCCCATACTTCGAGCGACCCCGACCTTTGGCGATAGCTCGCCTGCTTACGCGTAATGGCGATAGCTCGCTTACTTACATACATATATGCGTTGATTTCAAAACGATTGACCGGATTTTCTCTATACGAAAAAACCGCATCTGCTCGTTTGATGCGGCTTTTGCTTTGGCCTTTATTTTTGGCCTGTGCTTTTGCCTTTAATGACTATCCTCTCGCATAGCTCTCCTTTGTCTCCCCATACTTGCATAACGGTGCAAGGCTTGTTGTCTCGGCTAGCTTCTGGCGGCAATGCGTCTACAATGACGACCAACTGCTGTATATTGCCGTCTCCAACACCGATGCGGAGGTGTTTATTCCCCCCCATGCCTTCTCGCTTGCCTTTTTCATTTTCGATTGTGGCGTATAGTTTCATGTTAGTAGACTATTTCATAGCCAAGTTTGTTTTGACCTTTGTTGTCTATGTAGTACTTTTGAGCGGTGTTATTTGTGAATATCCATTCGCTCGCTTTACCTAAGTCAAACCATGATTTTATGCCACTGCCTAGCGTCTTTTCAAACACAATTTGATTTGTTTGAACGGCTAGCACTGTAGTATCTTTTTCGTTCATAGTTTCACCGTAGTAATTCCTAACATGGACTTTCATACCAACAGTCAAAAACTTCTTTAATTGAGATAGATTTGACGGCTTGTCATTTGTAACGCAAGTTTGAACGTCTAACGCTTTAGGCTCTTCGTAGAGCTTTTGAGACAATCCAAGCTCTTTTATGAACTTGTTAGCTAGTGTATGATATTGTGGATTATTGTAATCATCCACTGTTATCGTATCACCGTCCGCGAGTAATTCTTTTGCGTATTTCATAGCCCGCTTTTGCGTACTAATAGCCCATATTCCAGGGAAGTAATCTGATTGTATATCCGCGTCCGTTTCATTTGATAATGAAAAGTCATGGCTAACAATCAATTTATAGTGTTTCATTTTATTTTCAATGAACGAGCATATCCAGTGTGTTATTTAATAAATGCTACTTATGTAGCACACTGGTAGTTGTACATGTTTTACCATGTACACCTATCAATGTGTTATCGCCGATTAGAGATATGAGATACGCTGGAAACTGAATAGGGTATTTGTTTATTTTCTAATTCCGACGTTTGTTTGATAATACTTTCTGCAATCTTTACAATATCCACTGCTCTTTAATTTTCTCTGATGAGTTGGACAAGTCGGAATATGATACCAAAATGGTGCGCAATTCCAACAATTGTCTCGGTAAGAGTGTTCATTTTCATCCTCACAACACTTTACGATAACCGCTTCTTGTTTTTTAGACATATATTTTTTATTTACCCCTATTCAGTTTTCAATCAACCTTACTCTGATACTAGTATATGGCGTTTCATAGTCAAAAGTCAATGGCTATCTGTGTTTATTGTAATAATAATATGGCTTATAATGAAGAATATGGCTATATAGAGCCATGAATGGACAGCAAACGGTGGCTTAATATCGTAGAGTATGCCTATAACACTCTATAACGCTTACTATGAAGCGGTATATATTCTGCGATATACTTATCAACTCAAAGATTATGGAGGCCTCTAATCGCATTGTAGCGGCACGTTTATCCACACAATATTCACTTTTGATGTATTTGCGGGGATCGTTATGTGTTTGCTATACTTATCTCGAATGGTAGGATATTCCTATAATCATAGTTGTATGTCTACTAGCGTAGATTAAAACGATACAACGTAAAGAGTAAACTTCGGGGGGACTTGCTTTCTCTTTATCGTCAAAGTATAATAGTTATAATTTATATATGGGTTCAATAAACGCACAAAGATTCGCTCATAAAGTATCCGAAAAAGTACGAAGCAACGAACTTGTGAATATGGGTGAAATTGCTCGTAATGTTGGATATGCAAAATCTACAAGTCTACATCCTGAAAGGATAACAAAGACAAAGACATACAAGAAATTAGCTAAGCCTTTACTGGATAGAATAGATGATGAGATCAGTGAAGTACAGGCTGCTATGAGCAAGAAAGATAAGAATAATGAAGACTACCGTGTATTAGCTTATAGCTTAGATATGTTAGTGAAAAATAAGCAATTATTATCCGGAGGTATAACTTCACTCAATGTCTTTGTTCTTCCCAGTGAAGTAATGTCTAAGAATGGTATACAATCAGACAACGTTGATAGTATTAAGTCAATAGAGAGTAAGTCAATTCCTTCATAATCATTGGACTATGGCTCAATGACAACGAATGAACATACCAACAATACATATTGTACGACATAGATTAGATGTTAGAGTGGAGGGTATACCACTTCGGGGTAAAACGTGATGATGAAAAGTTGTATATCCCCTCTCTCAACTAAACCATTTAATAAATTATTACACAATGATATTCCATCCAAGTCAAAGCAAGGTAGCTAAGAGCACTAAGAGGTTCAGAGTTGTCTGTGCTGGTAGAAGAGTTGGTAAAACTGTTCTTGCTATCAATGAGATGGCTGGTAAGGCTTATAGTCGTAAGGGTATGAACATTGCTTACATAGCCCCTACTTATCAACAAGCTAGGGATATTGCATGGGTTCAGTTGGTTGAACTTGTGAAGCCTATCGCTGTGAAGATTAACGAGACAAGGTTGGAGATTATCGTTCAGACTGCGGATAAGGGAAAGAGCACTATTTCACTCCGAGGTTGGGAGTCTGTTGAGACTTTAAGAGGTCAGGCTTTTGACTTCATTGTTCTCGATGAGATTGCTTCTATGAGGAACTGGGATGTTTCTTGGTCTAATGTCATCAGACCTACTCTGACCGATAGAGAAGGGTCTGTTCTATTCATCTCCACCCCAAAAGGATTCAATCACTTCTATGACCTGTATAACCTATATAAAGACCCTGTAAAGGGTAGAGACTATGAGAGTTTCCACTTTACTTCCTACGATAATCCATTCGTTAAGAAGAGTGAGATTGAGGATGCTAAGCGGGAATTGGAGGAAGACCAATTTGCTCAGGAGTATTTAGCTGACTTCCGAAAGACTCAAGGATTGGTCTATAAGGGATTTGATAGGGTGAGGCATGTATATAACGACGCACAGTTCAACATCATAGACAGGCTTGTCCCAATTGATTGGGGATGGACTAATCCTGCCACTGTGTATCTCATTCTAAAGGATTCTGATGCAAACTATTGGGTCACAAATGAGTTCTACAAGACCGGTAAAACGACTGATGAGATTATTGAGATAGCTAAGAGCTATAGAGGTACTAAGTACTACCCAGACCCAGCAGAGCCTGATAGGATAGACCAGATGAGGCGTATGGGATTGAATGTGAGAGAGGTCAGTAAAGATATTGAAGCTGGTATTAGAAGCATTCAGGAGCTTCTTAAGACCAATAGATTGCATATCCATTTCTCATGTACTAATCTCATCAATGAGTTTGAGACCTACCGGTATCCTGACAAGAAACCAGACCATAATGAAAATGAATTACCGATTAAGGAGAACGACCATGCACTCGATGCAATCAGATATGCCCTCTACATGCAGGAATCCTTTGCGGGAAGGTCTAAGGCAAAGCAGTTCATCCCAAGTGGAATGTCAGCTAACAGGGGATATAAGGCACAGATAAAATAATAAAATGATAACTGTCGTAACTCCCTTTCAAAGAAAAGAAAACATCGAATTGATGGCTAATGTCTTGAAAGGCAAAGCTAATTGGATTGTTTTGATTGATAACGAGGAGCTAAAAGACAAATTTCCCGATTGGGTTGAGGTAAGGATGTATGAGAAACCACCAGAAAGAGAGGGACTTTGTAAATCCAACTGGCTGTTTAATAAGTTCATAGGGGAGAAGAAGCTGGAAATGGAGACGCAATATATGATTCTTTGTGATGATGATTCTGTTGAAGAAGCCGACTGCGTCAGCGGTCAAGGATTCTTTGAGAAGATTATAAACGCAGATGCTGTGATAGTTTCCATGAAGCGTTCAGATAGAAAGATAAACCATGTTGTTTGGGATGATTGGAAGAATCAAATGGGTCATTGGGAAGATTCCATAGACCAACTCATTGGGAGTCCCAAGAATATAAAAATAGGGTCTGTGGGGGGAGAACAACTCATCTTGAAGGGAAAGTTTCTCCGAGACTACCGCTATGGTCTTTCAAATGTAGGAGATGGAGAGATGGTTTGTAAAGTAGTGGAAGAATTGGGAGAAGCTGTTAAATATATTCCCGATGCTTTCGTTCTCTTCAACTATTTTGAGGATGGTAGGTATTCTTCGTTCAAGAGAACTACCTTTAATCGCACCAAGCCTGTTGTGATGTTTATAGGGGACTATTTCTGCGCAGGCAATCCACGCATGGGCATATCAGAATGGGAAGGAAACATTTGGGCATCTCTTGAATCCACAGGACTGGCTGAAGTATGCAGGTTTCATTTCGATAAGTTCTTCTACCACACGGGAAAGAGGGGAGACCAAGCGTTGATTGAAAGGATTGATGCCATTGCACCTGACTATATAGTTTTAATAATCTACAAACCTCTCGGCTCTGACCCTGCTGTCATGCACCCAGACACTCTTGGAGTTCTACATGCTCTCGGAATCCCTATCATAACCATCTGGGGAGATTTGGAAGCACAACAACAGAGAGATATTGCTCTTACTGTAAAACCATATACATGGAAGAATCTTGGTACGGCAAACAAGGACGCAGTAGAATCCGTAGGTTTCAAATATGTCCATGTCCCCAAAGACCCTCGTATATTCAACAATCCCAACTTACAGAGAGACATAGATGTTATCTTCTTGGGTTCCTATGGTCTTGGTCGTGAAGAACGTCAGTTCTATTTGAAGTATCTACTTGGCAACAAGATAAACCTAATATGCGGTGGTTCGGAAGGCAGAGACCATTTCTCGACTGCTGACTATGCAGGAGGATACAAGAAAGCAAAGATTGCCCTATCTTTCTCTAAGGCTCATGGGATGAGTGTGGTGAATGCCAGGCCGTTTGAAGCTATGAGCTGCGGTGCTTGTCTATTTGAACAGAAGTCAGATGAATTGGCTAAACTCTACACTCCTGGAGTGGATTATGTGGAGTGGATAACTGAGGTTGACTTGCTGGATAAGGTAAAGTATTATTTAGAGCATGAAGAAGAACGCTTATCTATCGCAAGGTCAGGACAAAAGAAAACAGAAGAACTTTATTCAGCCAAAACATTTTGGACTGAAGCTTTAAAGAAATGAAGAAAATCTTAATTTGTGGTGCATACGGTCTAGTCGGCTCTAACATCTGTAAAGTGTTGGAGAGAGATTATCCTGATATTGAGATTACGAAAGTAAAGTGTGTTGACTTTGGTGATGAACTAAAACTTGGTTCTTTCGATTATATTATTTTTGGCTCTGGCTATGGTCAACCGATTAAATTTTCAGAGGATAAACTTCAAACATTGAGAATAAATACAGGTGCAGTTCAAATAGCTTTTCAGTATCTTAAACCAGGTGGAAAGTTTCTTTATATATCCACCTCTGAAATCTATTCAGGCGCACCAAGTCCTCACAAAGAAACTGATATAGGCACTACCACTCCTCAACATCCTCGTGCCTGTTATATCGAAGGCAAGCGTTGTGGCGAAGCTATCTGTATGGCTTATAGAGAACAAGGCTATGACGTGAAAATTGCTAGACTTGCTTTAGCATATGGCCCAGGGACAAAGAAAGGCGACACTCGTGTCATCAATCAATTTATCGAAGATGCTTTGACTAAAAAGGAGATTAAAATGCTCGATGACGGCTCGGCTATCAGAACCTATTGCTACGTTGAAGATGCGGTGGATATGATGCTTGATATACTTTTTAATGGAAAAGACTGCGTTTATAATGTCGGCGGCGTGTCTAAAGTTTCTGTGAAAGATATCGCTAACTATGTAGGATTCATAACTCATGCTAAAGTTATCGAAGGAAAGAAACGATTGGAAGGATCGCCCGACACGGTTGAACTAGACCTAACTAAGACTTTAACCGAATTTCCACGTCAGTTTGTGGACTTCGGAATTGGGATTCAGAAAACTATCAACTATCAAAAACAACTATATGGAAAAGAATGAACCTCTAAAGTTAGACGATATACATGGTTCCCTTGTATCAGAGCTTAAACCGAAAGCGTTGGTATTCGGCATCACAGGCCAAGATGCTTCATACATGGTCGAGCTGCTCATCGAGAAAGGCTATGATGTTTATGGGACGATGAGACGTTCTGCTACGCCTAACACGTCTAATGTGAATACCATCATAAGTTCTATAAAGACTTATCTCATGGATTTGGCTGATGCCACCTCAATCAATCGAGTAGTGAGTGAAGTTAAACCTGACTTAGTATTTTGTCTTGCTGCTCAATCGGATGTTAGAGCTTCATATGACATTCCACTCTATACCGAGGATGTCACGGGAGTAGGATTTGGACGCATCCTAGAGGCTTGCAGGATGTTCTGTCCTGAAGCAAAGATATATCAGGCAGGTTCGTCTGAGATGTTCGGTAAAGTCGAAGAGATACCTCAAAAGGAAACTACGCCGTTTCATCCTCGTTCGCCGTATGGTTGCTCAAAAGTATTCGCGTTCTCTCTTGGACGCGCATATCGCGAAGGATATGGGATGAAAATCTATAATGGTATCCTATTCAATCATGAATCACCACGTCGTGGACACCTGTTCGTTACTCGCAAGATAGTCAAAGCCGCTGTAGCGATAAAGAATGGCAAACAATCAAAGCTCAAGCTCGGCAACCTTCAAGCTAAAAGAGATTGGGGATATTCTAAAGAATATATGGATATTATTTATGAGTTCGTTACCACACAAGAGCCACAGGATTTTCTTGTTGCAACAGGAGAGACACATACCATTGAAGAGTTTGTAAAGGAAACTTTTGAATATGTTGGGTTGGGAGATTGGCATGAGTATGTAGAATATGATGCTAACTTACTCCGACCAGCAGAAGTTGATTTACTTCTTGGAGATGCTTCAAAAATGAAAAAATTATTGAATAGGGAAATACAGGTTAAGTTCAAAGACCTTGTAAAAATTATGTGCGATGAAGAATTAAAACAATGATACCAATGGGACTACCAATAACCAAACATGAAGACGAACGAAGAGTTCTTACAGAATGGATTAAGGACATTCCTTTTAAGCGTTGTAAGGTTTTGGAAATGAAACAAAAGAGCATAGTTGGAAATCATTACCACATGAACAACGATAGTGTGTTTTATATTCTCAAAGGCCGTGGAAAATATATGCTACAATCAATTGAACCTCGTTCTCGAAAACTTATAGGGTGGATATTTGAAGGTGATTGTATATTCGTTCCAAGAGAAATTATACATACATTTACATTACTAGCAGGAACGATAATGCTTGAAGCGTGCAGTGAACCTTATGATGAAAAAGATGAAATACCGATATCTCAATAAAAAAGAAACCGAAGCGGCTATCATTCATATTCTTGAAGTCTTATTAGATGATTCCATTCCCTATTCTGGCAAACACAGAAAACAGCAGTGGGAAAAAGGTTGGAGAGAGAATCTTGAATCAGGAAATGGAGTGCCGAAGTATTTTGGAAAATATCCTGTTTGCAGATTGAATGGAAGACTTATCAAAGTTGATAAGAATTGGGAGATTGAACAGTTGCATCATCTTGTTTATGAACTTACAAAAAAATACTTTTCTAATCTTAATTATATATTTGAGTTTGGATGTGGAATAGGACATAACTTGGTGGTCATAAGGGATTATTTGAAAGTCGCCAATCCTGATGCTATTTTATGTGGTCTTGATTGGACTAAATCGGGTGTTGATTTTGTCAAAGCAATGGGTTTTAAGGGAAGTGTATTTGATTTCTTTGAGCCAGATTATAGCTTTGGATGTAAGGACGCAGGTATTCTTACGGTTGCTTCGCTTGAACAGGTTGGTAAGAACTTCAAACCATTTGTAAAATACTTATTGAAACAGAAACCAAAAGTTGTCGTTCATATCGAACCTATCCCAGAGCTTCTTGACTCACGAAAACTTCTTGACTATCTTTCAATAAAGTATATGCACAAGAGAAAATACCTTGACGGATATCTCGACTATCTTGAAAAACTTGAAAAAGATGGTAAAATAGAGATACTAGAAAAACGAAGAAGTGGAATAGGAAGTTTGTTTATAGATGGGTACTCAATTATATGTTGGAAACCAATATGAAATATGATATAGATATACCAGAATGGATTTTTGGACCAACCATATCAATATGGATATTCACTTGTTTGTATTTCATATCCAAATGAGTTTCATTCAATCAACAATAAAATGTGTCGAATGTGGAAAAGAAATGAATGTTGCTTTTGGTATTGTTGGTATGACTCAAGTAGCTGAATGGCCAATAGAATGTCCAAAGTGTAAATCTACTAATTTAAAAAAAATATCTGAAGGTTGGAATGCAAAACCAAATGAACAAAATACTGATTAAAAGAATACTTGAAATTGCATATAGAGATGGCATGGGTCATATTCCTTCGGCTCTTTCCATCCTCGATATTGTTTGGACGCTTTATGACAAAGTTATGACCAAAGACGACCAGTTCATCCTTTCTAAAGGACATGGTTGTATGGCTTTATACGCTGTCCTTGAGGCTAAAGGACTATTAGATTGGTCGAAGCCACTTCAAGGACATCCGAAGCGTGGTGGGGCAATTCTAGCCTCTACAGGGTCATTAGGACATGGATTGCCTATGGCTATAGGTCTAGCAATGGCCAAAAAGATAAAAGGTGAGGCTGGAAGGGTATTTTGTCTCATAGGTGACGGCGAGGCGAACGAAGGGACGACATGGGAAAGCGCGTTGATCGCCTCACATCATAAATTAGATAATCTGACTTTGATTATAGACCAAAATAAGTCTAGCGACCGTGCTTTAGAAATGATAAGCCTTGATAAAAAGTTTGAAATGTTCGGGTGGAAAGCGCATGAAATATACGGACATATCATTGCAGGATTGAAAACGGCTTTTGAAATTATTGATACAGTAAGACCTATCGTGTGGGTATGCGAGACGGTTAAAGGCAACGGCGTACCTTTCATGCAAGAGAATAGTTGGCATAATCGTAAACTAACTAAAGAAGAATATGAGTTAGCTTTAAAACAACTCCAATGAGAAAAATGTTTCCAAAAAGTGTACTAGAAATAATGGATAAAGACGAACGAGTTGTCGTATTGCTCGGAGATATTGGCGTGTTTGCTTTCAAAGATGTATTTGCTAAGTATCCTACTCGTTGCTACAACATAGGAATATGTGAACAGTCGATGGTAGGTATGGCCGCAGGACTCGCTATGGCAGGATTTATTCCTATCGTCCATACCATTGAACCTTTCCTTGTCGACAGGGCTTTTGAGCAGATTAAAGACGATTTTGGATATCAGGAATTGAAAGGAACTATTGTGGGAGTTGATGTATCAAAAACTGCACCGAATTTAGGCTATACACATCAATGTCCTTATGCTATTTCGCACATGAATGATATAATTGGGATGAAAACTTTTGAACCGAAAACTCCGCAAGAATTAGATACGATTTTGAAGGATAATTACGAGGGCTTGAACTATATAAGGATATCGTGATATAATTTATTCACTAATAACTAACCCAGAACGCTATGAATTATTTTAATGGGTATAATAAGACGCACCTCTGAACTAAAAGCTAAAGCACCATCAGAACCAACAGCAAAAGCAAAATGGCTTGAACATATTGGAAACGGAGAATGGTGTGATTTACGCTTGACACCAGAAGAAGCAAAGAAAGCCAATCAATCTGAATATCAACCAACACCAGAGGAAAAGGAAATTCGTGCGATGATTATACGGCAGTTCTCCCTAGGATATCTTACAATGTATACCCCTCGTAGGGAGTTTAATGATTTGTCAGTTATTGGTCGAATGACAGTAGACCAAATGTCTTTTAACACTTATCAGCCAAACAATGGAGAAGTGCCTGAACAAGATGTTATAAATGGTTGGAGAAGTAATGCTATCCGTCCTATCGTGAGAAATAAGTGCATAAGTATTGCGGCTCATGCAACTGCACAACTCATATTCCCCAAGGTTTTCTCATATAACGGTCAGTCGGAAGTTCAAGAAGATGCGGCGAGAGTTATGAGGGATTTGATTGAATGGTCTGCTGACCAATCTAAATACTCTGAAACATCTCTAAACGCTGTTATGGCGGCCTTGTTTAATCCCGCTTCAATTTATTACACAGAATATGGAGAAGTTTACCGAAATGTTAAGAAAGAACAGGGTGATGATGGTAAGTGGATTGTAGATAAGATGCTTGATGAAGACCTGTCAGGTTTTAAGGATACTCCCGTTCCAGTTGATGAGCTTTATATAGAAAATTTCTATGAAAATAGTATTCAAAAACAAGGGTGGTTGATTTGGAGGCGTGTCTATGGATATGACCAGATGTCTGTAAAATATGGACATTATGAAAACTGGAAGTACGTTAAACCTGGTGTACAGATAATCTACAACGACCTCAATCAGACTTTTTATGAAGTCTATGATTCAAATATGAGAACTGAATCATGTGAGGAAGTAATTTATTGGAACAAGAAGATGGATTTGAAACTTATCATGGTAAATGGTGTTCTTTTGACTACATGTGATAATCCCAATCCTCGTACTGATAAGCTCTACCCATTTGTTAAGTTCTTTTATGAGAATCTCGATGAAGGTCGGTGTTTCTATGGAAAGTCTCTGGCTTTCAAAATGCAGTCCGATGCCAACATTGTGAATACTCTCTATCCGATGATTATAGATGGAACATATCTCAATATATTCCAGCCTATGGTGAACTTCGGTTCAGAGACAATAGGTTCTGATGTTATTATTCCTGGTGGAGTTACACAACTTTCAGACCCTAACTCAAAACTTCAACCTATTGAAGTAGCAGGAAACATTAAAGCTGGAATGGATACGCTTATTAAGGTTGAATCATCTGTTTCAGAATCTTCAGAGCAACCAGTTTTGAATGGTCAAACCCCTGGTATTGATACAAGTGCCTATGAAATATCCCGACTTGAACAGAATGCCAATACAGTTCTTGGTTTGTTCATACAGATGATTGGCTCGTATGTCAGGCAGTATGGTCGATTGAGAGTTGGTGATATCCTTCAATATCTAACAATATTAGATACTGATAAAATCAGCGACGACCCTGAATTGATTTATAAGACATTCCTAGTCAAAGGTTCTTCAGGAACACAATCCAAGAAAATAGAGTTTACCAACGATATACCAGATTCAATGACGCAAGATGAGATGCTTACTCACAGCAATAAGATTAAGATGAGGGAGAATCAATTGGGTATGGAAATAGCAAGGGTAAATCCAGGACTATTCCGAGACCTTTGTTACCAAATAGTGGTCACTCCAGATGTTATGCACCCACGTTCTGACGACCTTGAGAGAGTTATGAAATTGGAATTGTATGATAGGGCTATCCAAAATCCTCGTGCTGACCAAGATAAGGTCTTCAAAGACTTTCTTCTTGGAGCATATAAGGATATAAAACAACCAGAGGTTTATGTCGCTCCCCCTCAACAACAACAGCAAGGGCAAGGTGGACAGCAGAATGGACAACAACCCAATTATCAACAGCCACCGAATCAGCTTCCAGGTCAGAATATGCCTTCTCAAGCATCTCCTTTGGCGGCTATGAGTAAAATGCCATTGCCACAAGGCATGAGATAGCGTATAATTATATTATTATTAAATAACTAAACAATACAATGGCTTTAAGTAAGACAATTACGACAGCGATGCAGAACCAAAACAATGCGACTGCTCCTGTTGCAATCAGTTATGTATCAGAACCAATCGTTCAAGATGGTGTATTGAAGATAAACTTTAGAAACTCAAATCCTGGAGTTTTTACCGCAGGCACTCCAACAGAGGGTTATGGAGCAAACTTTATTCAGGATTCTAACTCATAATTATATGGCAAAGACACAAGAACAGGGGACAATTACTACCACAAAGAATGGAGTATTGACCACCAAAGTAGTTCCCACTCAAGTAAAGGATGGAAAACTTGTGCCAGATGATACAAGGGGTGGCTTAGAGCAGTAGTTTGTGATATAGTAAGTTTTATTAAACGCTAATTAAAAGAACGCATGCAACCAATAATTTCAATTCACACATGGCTCTCACTGTCTGATGAGGTGAGATATAGTATTCGTAGTATCTTTAAGATTCCACGTTCGTCTAATACAGTGGTCAATGATGGAAAAATAGAAACAGACGGAACGACCAATGAAGACTTCAAACATCTTACTGTAGAAAAGATGCAAACATATCTTAACGAAACTTCTACAGATTTTTATAAACTGTTTGATAAGGTTATTGAAAAAGTAAAAGAAGAACTTTCTCCTAAAACAATTCCTGTAGTAGTTACACCAACAGTTATTTCTAATCCACCAGTAATTTATCCTCCACAGGTAGTAGTCACACCAAAGAAAAGAGGGAGACCTTCAAAGAAAAATGCCTAATTTCAAGAAACCAAGAAAGAATAAGGTCAAGAAAGAAATCGTCAGCGATATCCAACTCGTTCAAGATGCAGAACGCCGCCGTTCCTTAATTAAAGATTTGGTATTCCCTTATCTAGTTAGCACCAAAGAAACAATCGAGTATAGTAAGATATTTCTACAAGCTATAGGCGGTTTGATAAATACCACCTTTGATGAGGAACGAAAGAAAACTACTGTCGGTTCTATAACTCCACGTTTGGTTGAAAGAATCGGGGAGATTTTCAATGTTCGTGAAGAGAAGCAAAAGATTGAGTATGATAGATATTTCAAGCTGATAGAAATGTTAAAAGATATAAGCATACAGGATTTTACCTATGCTGTTGAACTATCAAGGTACATTGATGGTTATATTCTTAAAAGTCGTGGTAAGGATTCTATAGATACAATTCCATTACATGAAATCATGGGCAAATAACATAAAATGGAGGGTTATCAACAGATTGACTAGTTATCTGTTGTGTTCTGTTAATGCAAATGATATAATTACTCATGAGAAAGGAAAACTATTTATCGGTGGAAAGGAAGTTGAAGAAACTGAATTACGAAGTCTTATTGCAGAAGCAAAAGTGTTTGATAGTTTAAGGATATGGACAATTTTTCAGGAGACAATTAGGAATGAAGCAATGGACAAGGGTTTTAACAAGTCTACTTCGTTTGAAGACTTGAAAACTTGTAAGACAATGTTATATGAACTTGACATTCTGGCATCTATTGTTAAAATTATAAGAAGTAAGGAAAAAAAGTAGCTATTTAACAAGTTAAGAACGCTAAACTTTGGGTACCCCCGCGGAGTACCTAAGTCTTAATTAGCGTTCTGGCTTAGGTAATCCACAGGAGCACTCACAGAATGAGTGCTTCTTTAGTTATATGGGCGTAGCCGAAATGCCCTCTTCGCAAGAAGTAAAGGCTATTAAAAAACACATGTCAGAAACAAAGCCAGCAGTTGAAACAAAAGTGGAAGTTGCTGCTACTCCACAGGAGACCAAGGTTGAAACTCCTTCTCAAACTCAACCAGAGGTAGATTACGAGGCCGAACTTCAAAAGAAAGACGCTGAAATAGCGAAAGTCCGAGAAGAAAAAGACAACTACCGAAAGGGAATGTTGAAGGCTAAAGGAAAGCTACCTGAAGAGGATGACAACTCTTCTGAAGAGGATTTGGATGCAAAGATTGACCGAAAGGTTCAGGAGAGACTTCTCCAAACCCGTGAGGCACAAGTCCAGTCCGAAAAGGATGCTCTCGTTTTGAGTCTAGCAAAGAAAAACAAAGAGCTAACCTTGGCATTGAAAAACCGAGGTCAGATAAACACTTCTAGTGGTCAAGGTTCTAACCAAGAACGACCTGAAGGAAAAGTAGATAATGTATTGTCGAACGACCAGTTAGCTTCATTAAAAGCGAGAGGTTGGGATGACAAGAAAATCGAAGAGTTCAAGAAGAATCTGAACAAGGTCAATCAAATGCCTAAATAATTATTAGGCTTAATACCCTATTGCAAAAGTGCGCTAACGCATAACCAATAGGTTACTAACATCGCTTTAGGAGACATAACGATTTATTCAAAGGATAATGGCACAGGCTATCCTGGTGATATAAATTATGAAGTAGCAACCGCTACAGTAGTCCCCCAAATCCTTTCTGGTGAACCTGTCACAAAGGCCGCCGGTGCGGGTAGTTTTGCCGTAGCTCTTGCTTCTGGCACAGCCACTTCGTACTTCCCAGTCATTGCTTCAGGCCCAATAGCATTTCAGCCGATTGTCGGTGTAGCCGCCACGACATCGAATGAACTGACTTCCGGCAACCAGAATGGTCAGGTTTCAGTTACACCGATTGATGAACCTTTGACGTACTTGATTTCAACTCAAGCTACATCATTGTTCTTCGGTGCGTACGCAACTGGAACAGCGGGTAATACGAATCAGCAAGTTTATGACGGCACAGTCGGTTATCGAACCACATTCAACCGTATTGGTGGCACAGGTGCTTCACAGCTTGGTGGAACGTATTACATCAACGCTTCAGACGCTTCAGCAGGAGGTCTTATCGTTGAGGAATTGGATATCACAAAGTTCCCAGGTAAGGTTCGTTTCTCGTTCCGTAATCAGCTCTCGTATCGCACATAGTTAGAACGCTAATTGAGAACGTTATTAACAACTTAATTATCAGTAATCTTATTAGAGAATAAATATCTAGTAAGACTCAAATATTATTTTTTCAGAACAGCAAAACCTAGCTATAGTCCGAACGGAGCTTGATTCCGTGTTCTATCAGGAGTTCAACTATCAGGATTCAAACCCTGTTATGACGACCTGCCAGAACGGAATGATTTTCCGCCAGGAGACTACAGATAGAGCTTTCGACATTGAAGAAGTCTATCGTGGCACGAACCTGTATCCGATTATTTCGGAATCACAGACTGTCCCGACTTCTACTCCGAAAGTAGCAAACAAGATTACTACGCAAATTAAAGATTTTGCAGAAAGCGTCGAGCTGAGTAAAAATCTCTTCGATGACCAAATGCATGGGGTCTGGGCCGAGACCGTTCGAGACCTTGCGGAAAACGCACGCATCTCGATGGACGCAAACGCCTTCAAGATTTTCCGTGGTGCTTTCACAACGTCGCTCACCGCCGATGGTGTTGCTCTTGTTGGAAACCATGCTCTCTTGAATGGAGCGTTCTACTCGAACAACCTGTACACGATTTCAGGAGCTTCGACAGTCCTGTCCTCGACTTCCCTCAACGCCGCTATCGTTGCTTTGGCAGTTCAGCCAAACCAGAATGGCATAGTCAAGGGTCAGCAACCGCAGGTTCTCCTTGTTCCGCCAGCTCTCATAAAGCTCGCTTTGGAACTTTCAGACTCTGCTCTTGCTGGAGATGTCTCGACGAACGCAATCAACGTCTACCGTTCAGCTTATGGATATAGGGTTTTCTCGAATCCTTATCTCTCGGCCGCAACTGGAGGCTCTGATACAGCATGGTTCTTGCTCGCAAGGAACACTGGTATCAAGCGTATCATTCGTCAGGGTATCGAGACCTTCCTCCGACCATGGGGTTATTCTAATAACCGAACGTATCTCTATCAGGCAAACTTCCGTGAGGAGGTTGTGGCCATCGACTACGTTGGAGTTATCGGAGCAGTTGGAAGTGCAACGGCATAGTAGTTACCTATCTTTCATCACTTTCCCAGTTTTTACTGTTTCCTAAGGGTTCATCATTCCGAAGCAGAACAGTGTCAGGAAATGAGGTGGTGAAAGAGATGGTCATTATTAACCAATATAAAAACAAAATGTCTACAAAGTTTAATTTCATAAACATAGCTGGAGCTTCTGATAAACTTGTTCAAAGGGGACGTGGAACACTCCGCAATGTTGTCATAAACACTACAGCCGCTTCGGGCATAGTTCTCTATGATGGAACAGCAACGGGTGGAACAAAGATAGCCACTATCGCCGCTTCTCCAGTTATAGGTTCATGTTTCAGATATGATGCAGAGTTTGCAACAGGATTGTTTGTATCAGTTGGTGGAGCATCTGATATAACAATTTCCTACGGAGCATAAACTACGATGAGCTACTCCGTAAACACGGCGAATAGTGACCTTCTAGGGGTCACGCACGGATTAACCATAAACCAAATTCCTAACTTGTTTGGGCTTCATAATCGTGCGGGTAGAATGTTGTTGAACGATATAGACCCGATTGAGACTGTTAGAAAAACACTTTCAACGACACCTTTTTATTCAGGTATTTGGGATTATGCTTGTCCTGTGGATTTGAAAGGAAACAGAATCATTGATATCTCTCCTCAATACACAAGAGATGCCAGTCAGATAATCACCCAAACATTCAATCAGCCATTTGATGTTTCAAAAAACTATATTGCACCACCATCAGATTTCACTATTCAATGGAATAATCAAGTCAAGACTATCCGAGTAAATGATAACTCTCTACCATCTGGGATTGTATTAGACACATGTGAGGATACGAATAACTGGTCTGCTGGAGGAACTGCATCTAGTCTTACGGAAAATAATGTGAATTATGCTTCGGGTTCAGGTTCGTTGTGTTTTAACGTAACTACTGGCACGGGATACATTTCAGAGACTCTTGCCAGCACACTTGATATGAGTTCTCAACTCAATCAAGCCTCATGGTTTTACTATCTCTACCTCCCACTTGGAACTTCATTGACTTCTACAGAAATTCGCATAGGTTCTGATGCCTCTAATTACTATTCAAGAGTTCTGACTCAAACAAACGAAGGGAATGCTTTTGCTACTGGTTGGAATCTTATACGAGGAGATTGGTTTGGTTGTACAGTTGTAGGAACTCCCGTAATCACAGCAATAAATTATCTTTACATCGGAGTAACAGTTTCCGCCAATCTCACGGGTGTCTGTGTGGATAACATCGTTTCAAACATGGGACTTTATAGAACGATTGAATACTATTCAAAGTATCTCTACAGAAATGCAAACACAGGTGTCTTTCAAGAGACAGTCACCGATAATTCTAATCTGATAAATCTTGATACTGATTCGTATAATTTGTATTTCAACGCTTTAGCTTTCTATGCCGCACAAGAGATGCAAGGTCTTGATGCTTTGTTTTATGACGCCAACTTCTTCAAAGGAGAATACGATGCCGCTAAAGCAAAATATACTGCTCGTCAGCCTTCACAGGTTCAAAAGTCGAGACAGGCATACTACACGCCGACAAAGGGTGGGTATAATCAGTATATGGGTCGTCGTCTAACGTAACATGGCAGTACAATCTTCAGGAAAAGGAACGGGGTTCACAATGAACCGTCGTATTGCCGCGGCCAAGGCCAAGGAAATAACGACAGTAGAGAACTTCATTGAAGGATACCGTTCTCGTGAAGACACTTCACTACTTAAACCAACTACTTTGGTAGCGGGTTCACATGATGTTCTAGTAGGAACCACAAATCGCGTTCGTTCCCGTGAAGGTTATTATATTGATGGTTCCTCTTCTTCTGTGATTTCCGTTACTCGTCCACTTCCTGATTGGGAAATGGGAACGGGATTTGTTCATCATCTTCGTGCGGGAAATCTTACTTCTGCTGGGAATGACGGAAAACTTCAGATTCGTTATGTAGATACTCTTGGGGCACTTGGAACTACTGGAAATACTTACTGGTTAGACCTTTTAACTTCCCTTACTTCCACATACTTTCAGTCCACAAACTATTGGGATTCCACAAATCTAAAGGCAAAGGATTTGTTTGTAAATAGAACGGGTTATATTTGGGAATGGACAGGGGCAATAGGTACTATCAAATCTGTTACTTCAGGAACAATAGTCTTGAATGGAACATTAACCCTTGCACAATTAAAGTTTGATGCTTCGGGATATATAATAAACAATGGAGTAGTTTATCAGTATGATTCTATTTCTGGTCAGACTTTTACTCTTCATTCTGGTACACCAGACCCAACGGGTTCTGTGGTCAATTCACCTGTGTATCAACAACCAGTATCATCCGCTTTTTCGGGGTATACCTTCACTAATTCCATCTCCCCTCCAACTGGTTTTACTTGCGACCTCATAGCAGTACTCGACACGAATCAGGTCATGGTCGCTTCTGTGGTAAACAATCTAGTCTATTTGTCCAAAGCCGGAACATATAAAGATTATTCTCAATCTACTGCTCGTATTCAGTATGAGGGAGATACTTTGGAAACCATTGGTTCGGTTAATTCGTTCTCTCCACAAGAAGGGGATATGTATATTTCTGCTGGACTGAATGAATGGTATACGACTAAGTTCGTTCAAACTACGATAACAAATTCTACTACTTCAACGACAATTACTTATGAGACTGCACAGCTTTCACAGCTTAAAACTGCTTCACAACAGGCGGCACAATCTCAATACTGCACTACAAAGATAATCAATGATGTTGTGTTTCTTTCTTTTGAACCATTCATAAACTCACTTGGTCGTGTTGATAACATAACTCTCACTCCTCAAATAACCAATCTTTCGTATCCTATCGTAGCAGATATGAATACCTATAATTTCACTGATGCTTCGTGTTTTTATTTCAAATTGAAGCTCTATGTGGCAGTACCTCAATCGGGTGTAGTTTTAATCTACAACATGACTAATCCCAAAACTCCTTTCTGGGAAGCACCGCAATATCTTCCTGTTTCGGGTTTCTGCGCAGTAGGAAATACCTTGATAGGACATTCATATAATACTTTTGAATCGTATGTGATGTTTTCGGGATATTCAGATAGAGCTTCCAGTCCTAACAACACAGGAAATCCTATAAATGCTGTTGCCCTCTTTGCTTTCCAAGAACTTGGCCTTCGGGCAAAGAGAAAGTCATTCAATAAGTTCTTTGTGGAAGGGTATATCACTTCACCGACTACTCTAAATGTAGGATTACTATTTCGTTCACCAAACCCAGGAACAACTGCAGGTGAAACCCTCATGGTGAGTGGTACTGGTTCCTATGTTTTGAATGGAACATTGGATAACTCTTTGGGTAAGTTTGCTCTAGGTAAAGACCCATTGGCAGAGGATTTACCACTTCCACAACAACAAAATCTACCCCCCTATTTCGCTGTCATTCTAACTTCGTTGCGTTATCCATATCTAGCATACCAACCCATGTTTTATTCATTAGGAACTAATCAGAGATGGGAGATATTATCCTATGGAAATAATGCAAGTCCTACGAGTGAAATGGAGTCCGATATACAAAATTAACAGATATGTTATAATTTATTTACAAATGAACGCTTAACTTTTACTAAAATGGCAACTATACAGTTTATCCAAGCACAGAGTTTCCAACTTTCAGCCGCAGGTCAATCAGCAGGAGATACATCAATCACAGTTCAATCGTTCAAATACTCTGACGGAGTGACAAATATCGTTACTGCTGATTTGGGTACTCAGTGTTATGGAACTCTTGAACCAAATAATGGTTCACAAGAAGAAGCCATACAATTCACAGGAGTTACACAAAATGCCAATGGAACAGCTACCTTGACGGGTGTTTCTTCCGTAGGTTTCAACTATCCATACACAGTCACTTCAGGACTTGCTAAATCTCATGCAGGGGGTTCTACGTTCATTCTCTCAAACGATGCAGGTTTTTATGGAAATATAATCACCTATGTAAATACTACTGCGGCTTCCGGTGCTTCATTTGCAAGTAATACAGTAGCAGGTATCACCAAATTATCAGTAGCACCTGTTACCGGTTCAAATCCTATCGCTCTGGGTGCGAATGACCCTTCTATTCTTGCTTCAGGAACAGCTTTGTATGTATCAAGTATAAAAAATACTGGAATACCTTATGCGGTAGCCACAGGAAGTCCGACTGCCTACACGGTTTCTCTCGCTTCATCAATTTCTACGCTTGCTTCAGGTTCGTATTTGAATGTATTGTTTCCTGTCTCAAATGGAACTGGTGTCACTCTTAACGTAAATTCTATCGGTGCTAAGCCAATAGTAAAAAATTATAATATATCACTTGCCTCAGGAGATATAACATTAGGCCAAGTTTCTTCAATGGTATTTGATGGCACTAATTTTCAACTCACTTCTCCTAATTTTAAGTATCCAACCACATCTGTAATTACTACTTTGGGTTCAGGAACTTATATTCCTCCTTATGGGGCTGTATATCTCGAAATTGAAGCAGTGGGAGGAGGCGGTGGAGGAGGTGGGGGTAATGGTTCAACTAATGGCGCAGGAGGAGGTGGAGCAGGAGGATATAGTAGGGCATTTTATAACGCAACGCTTGCGACTTCGATTCCTGTTGTTGTTGGGAGTGCTGGCAATGGCGGTGGAGGTTCAAGCAATGGCGGTGGTGGAGGCCCGACAAACTTTGGAGCGGCGGGTATCATAGCTCTTGCTAATGGCGGAGGAGGAGGTACCTATAACGGAGGAGGAGGTTCTGGTGGTTCAGCAAGTAATGGTTCTGTAAATATATCGGGAGGCAATGGAGTTGGAACAAGTGGTTCGGCACTGTCCTCAGGCGGTTCAGGTATATTTGGAAACAACGGGGCATACGGAGGAGGCGGAACTTCAGGAAGTTCGAGTGGTTCTGGTGGTACTCAAGGTATAATCATCATCAAAGAATACTATAAATAATCATGGCAACTATACCAACACTTTCAAATGGGACGATGATAGCGACACCAACCGCTACTACAACTCCTGCACAACTTTCGGCGGCCGAAGGTGCTGGGTATAAGCCTGTTGTATCAAACACTCCGACACCAGCTCCTTCAACTTCTCCTACATATTCTCCAACTACTTCAGGAAGCACTGGAAGCTCTGCGCCTGCCAATAACTATTCCGTAGTTACTTCTCAACCTGCGACTGATAACTACAACGCCATTCAAAATACCTATCAGACACAGATACAACCGAATATGAATGCGGCCGCTCAAGCCACAAAAGCGGCACAGGTTCAAGCTAATTCACTTCCTGTAATCCCTGGATATACGACTTCCGCTACACAAACGGGTAATCAGGGAGAAGTTAAAGCAACAAATCCAACAACAGGTCAGACATTCTACATGTCTCCCCAGACCAATACTCCTACGGCAAATGACATAATCGGTGCTATAAGCGGTCAAAACACGCCTACGGGCACTACAGCCCCTCAAGGAGGCACTCCAACTACTCCTGCCCAAATTGGAGACCAAACTGTTCAAAATCAGTATGGTATTTCAACAGGTCAAGAGAACCAAAACTATCAGAATCAAACCACACAAACACAGACGCAACTCGACCAAGCATACTCTACTTTTCAATCTACTATTCAAGGAATACAAAGTGGTTCTTTCCCTCTTTCTGGTGCTCAACAGTCTCTCGTAGACGCTACAAATCAAGCATTTCAACAGATGACTACACAATCTCAATTGAAAGCTGCTGCCTTGTCTTCTGAAACTGGTGGAGTATCAAATATGGTCAACGCTACGGCAGGAGAACTTCTCAACATAACTTCCCAACAAGCCGCTACAGTAGCCAAACTTGAATTAGGTTTCCAACAACAGGACTATCAGGAAGTTACAGATTCCTACAATGAGTTCAGGGATTATGAGACACAGAAAATGACTTCTATACAGAACCTACATGATGCTGTTATGAGCACATATAATTCTGCTGTTACTGCCGCACAAGCAGAACAAACATTCAATCAGACTGTATTTCAAGATGCTGCATCCATCAAGAATAGCCAGTATGACTTTGAACCTGTTGAAAATGCTTTTGGTCAAAGAATTGGTACTCAAGTTTTCGATAAACAAACAGGGCTACCTGTTGGAAATCCAACAATGAACGCTGGGCAGACTGACCCAACAACAGGCGCAACTGCCCCTGTCGTTACAACAGACCCAAACACTGGTGCCGTAGACCCAGCCTCTCAAGCTGCATATTTGGCGACAATTCCTCAAAATATGAGAGCTTTAGTTCAGGGTATTTCAACTGGAAAGATTGAACCCCCATCAGCTCGAACCGCTACGGGAGCAGAAATACTTGCGATGGTTGCACAATATGACCCAACACTTTCAGATGGTCAGGGTGGTTTTGATGCTACTAAATATCAAGCCCGTTTAACTATGCAGAAAAGTTTGGCTAATTACACTCCTGGTTCGTATGGTTCGGGATTGCTTTCAGCTAATAAAGTTATTGCTCACCTTTCCGCCTTTCTTTCCAGTTCGTCATCACTTCCTAAATATCCAGTTAATCCTTTTGGAATAAATAGTGCTGTAGTGAATACGATAGGAGGAACTGAAGCATTGTTTGGAAATACATCAGTTCAATCAACCGCAGCTACAGCGGAACAAGAAAAGAATGGTCTTACCGACGAAATGGCAAAATTCTTCAAAGGAACTGGTGCGACTGATATAAATTCTCTTGCTAGTTGGGGTAATAGTTTGAATCCTGATGCTGGTGCTGGAACCATAAAAGGTATGGTTCAAGGAACTCTTACTCTTTTCTCTGGTCAATTAAATACATTCATACAACAATATACCAACATAATGGGAAGTGAACCTGATATTGGGACAATAATCCAACCCCAAACTCTATCTACTCTTGAGAACTTTAAGAATCAAGGATATAACATAGATATTCCTGGAGTGAATTTTACCGACCCTGTAGCTTATACAAACGCTTCACCAGATAATGCTAAGGAACTTTCCGCTGTCCGAGCTGCTTATCCTAATTTGACGCCCGCGCAGGCTCTTCAGTTAGCCCAATACAATCAACAATAATATGCAAATAACATTATCACCAACACAGCTTTCCTCGATGTCTTCTCAAATGGGAGGTGGTAATAATCCTTTGACTCCTACAGTTCCCACTACTTCCAACGCTCCTCTTTCCCAGCAACAGCTTCAGCAAATGAGTCAGGGAATGCGATCATCTTCTCCAAGCTCGTCCCCTTCGGATTCATGGGCAAGTTATGATTCAGCGATAGGCAATACTTCCGCTCCCTCTGCTTCAAGCGGACAGAATATAGATTCTACTACAGGTTTGCCAATTCAAGACAATAATACAGACGCAATAAACACAGGAGTTGGTACGGTTGCTAGCGATATTGGTAAAGATATATGGAATACATGGTCTAATACTCCATCTAAACTAAGTGGAGATATTTCTGATGCCGCAAATGATTTGAATACAATCAATCAAGGAAATAAGGTAATACCTTCTGGTGAACAACTAAAAGCTGGGGGAAAGTTTTTGGTTGATGGAATTGCCAGACCTATTTCAGATGTTATAAGTGCCGTATTTGCTCCGATTTCTTCTACTGTTAGTCAAGGAATTGTTAAACAAAATGCAAATGCAATTTCAGATATTCCTGCTATTCAACAAGCCATGTCAAGTAAGCCAGTAAATGATTTGGCGAACTCTCCAACGATACAGAAAATCCAATCCACTGTTTCTTCTCTTGTTGCACAACATCCTACGATAGTCAATGGATTAAGTAGTCTGTTGAACATTGTCATGGGTGCAGGAGGTGAAGCGATAGCACCAGAAACAACTGGGGCTTTTAAGGGTATGGTTTCTGATTCTTCCAAAGTTTCAGAACCGACAAATACAGTTAACATGGGTGAACCAGCAATGCCTATAACTCCTAAAGTTGCTCCGACAGCATCATTGGATGAACAAGCAATAACAGATAGTTACACTAAAGCTATAAAACCTTCCGTGTCAGGTAAAAATACAGCAGGTCAAGTCGCACAAGCAAATACTAAAGTAGTTTCGGGTTTACAAGCAATCCATGATAATGCTCCTAATCTTAAATTAACCGATGAAGATGGAAACGAAATATCAGGTTCTACTCCTCAAACAGTGGGACAGCTTTCAGATGCTATAGCACAGACAAAGGCACAGATATTCCAAAAGTATAATGATATGCAGACACAAGCAGGTGGGGCAGGTGCAACAGTAGATATAAAACCCATAACATCAGAATTAGATAATGTGATAAACAATAAGGCATTGAATATAAAAGACCCTTCAGTTGCAAGTTATGCTTCACAATTAAAAGATAGATTGACTTCTGCTGGTTCATTGGATACTCAAACAGCACAAGATTTAGTGAAATCTTTCAATGATGATTTGAAAGCATTTTATAGAAATCCAACATATGGGGCTGCTTCAAAAGCGGGAGTTGACGCTCTTGTTGCAAACAATCTACGAACAGGACTTGATAGCACTATTTCAAAAATATCTGGTGAGGGGTATCAGGATCTTAAAAATCAATACGGATCACTTTCTTCAATGGAATCAGATGTGGCTAAGAGAGTACAGGTATTAGCTAGACAGGCAAAGAGTGGATTAGTAGGTAATTTCTCCAATATTGCTTCAGGTGCAGAATTAGCAAGAGGACTGCTTACGGGTAACTTTGTAGATGTCGGGGTGAGTGGTGCTATAAAAGGAATACAACTATTCCAAAAATATCTCAATAGCCCAGAACGAGCTATTCAGAATATATTTAGCGAGTTCGAGAATTCATCTCCCAAGCCCACAGAAAGCACGTCACCAGTAAAACAATCAGAAATATCATCCTCAAAACCTATCACAGTACAACCTAAAAGTCAAGGGATAATTCAATCAATCAAAAACACTCCAAATAAACAGGGTGGAATGATAGACTTTGGTAAAATAGCAAAAGCATTGGATAACAGGGACAGATCTATTATATTAGATTTTATTGCTAAACCTACTATAGCGAATATGGTTAAAGCTCAAAAGATTGCAGAGGCAATGAATCTTCCTAATGCAACGGGAACTAACAATGCTTTGAAGAACGACTTCGTAAAAGTATTGGATGCAGATAGGCAGATTCAAAAGACTAAATTAAAATGAACCTAACACCCTTACAAAAACAAAAGCTCATCTCAATCTACCCTGAACTGAGGCAGTATTTTGACATGGAAGACTTAAAAGAGAAGAAATCTGAAAATACACAGCTCCTTATAGCTTTAGTGAATAAGATTCAATCTTTGAAAGGTGAGAAAGGAGATAGTGGTTATTCTCCTGTAAAAGGTAAGGATTATTTCACCCCGCAAGAAGCACAGATGTTTTTGGATTATGTTATCAATACTGTATATCCTTCAGTGCTTGAAAAGTCCACTCCAATAAAGGGAGTTCACTATAAAGATGGCGACAATTATATTCTTACCAATAAAGATAAGAAAGAAATAGCTTCTCAAATCAATGTTCCTGTTGTAGACAAGATAATTGAACGAACGGAAGTCATTAAAGAAGTTTCAAGAAAACTAACTGTTGAAGATGTGAAAGGAGCAGTCTCAAAAAAAGAATTAGAGATTGAAAAGAAAGAGATATTAAGCGGTATGCAAAGGGTTGATGGGAGAATTAAACTGATAGACCAAAGATGGCATGGTGGTGGCCTTTCACAGGTTTACCATGATTCAACCTTGACTGGAACAGGAACTTCGTCGAATCCTTTATCAGTAATCGGTGGTGGTGGTTCAGGTTTCCAACTCCCCCTCACTGGTTCTCTTAATCAAACTGTATTCACCTGGAAAACTGCACCTAACGCTATCTGTTGCGATGGGATAGTCTATCAAGCGGTACAACAGGATGGAACAGTTAATTGGACACTTAGTGGTGTCACTACCACATTATCATTTAGCCCTTCAAGCAGCATTTTTGCTGTAGCATAACCATGAAAAAAATACTTACACTTATATCATTTATACTTTGGATGGCCATACCGACATCGGCCTTTGCAACATATTCGATTCCGTGGTTCTCGACTACGACAATTGGAACGTATGCTTATCCCTATTTCAATCTGAAATATTTACCGATACAAGTTCCTTATGTCGTAAGCACTTCAACAGCAACATCGACTTTCACCGGAGGCATCACCGCCCCTTGCTTCGCAACCTCAACGGCAGGAGGCTGTATCACAGGTGGAAGCGGCGGCGGAGGCGGCACGAACTACTGGACTTTTTCAGGCGGCCAGCTCTACAATAACATCGGCACGGAAGTCGGTATAAACGAAAGCAATCCCATTTTCAATCTCGACGTGAATGGGTCAATCGGTGACGGCAGTGGTGGAATCGATAATGGCCAGCTTTCTATTCAGCCTGGAGGCTCGAACATCATCTATGGTGCCCCTGTGTCTGATATATCAGACTCCTCATGGACTAACATATTCGCCGATGCACAGAATAACGGTCATATTGCGAACTTCTTGACAAATAGTGGTAACGAGGGTGATATTTATATTTCTGATGGACTTGGAGTTGGAGCGACAGCTGGAGAATTATTCGGTTTTGGTCGAGGAACCCCTCAACACACTGATATATATTTTCAGCCAGGTGCCTCTAGCGGTAACGACTATTTCTTCGACGGACTCGGAAACTTGAACAACAATGACTATATGGCTAACATTATTGCAACTACCTTGACATCGAACGGAACTATCTCGGCCAACGGAACTATATCAGGCGTGAGCTTCGCCCCTTACACGAACACTTCAATCGTGTTTAGAAATTGGAGCGGTAGTGGGATAGCTACTATTGATTCATCAG